ACCCAACTCTTTAGCCCTCTTAGATAACACCAGCTTTTTCTCTTTCAGATCGTAAGCTGATTTCTCCGTTTCTGTAAGCAAAAAGCCCTTTTCCTTCAACGCGCCTTCAATGAGAGTTAAACGCGGAGCTAATGCTTCCAGAGTGGAGGAAACTTTTTCCAGTTTCTCAATTACTTCTTTCAATTCCATATTATTTTCCTCCTTAATTGATTTTTCTTGATAACGCTCTTCTACTTCGCTGACGATATCAGAAAGAACGGACATCATAGCTTTTAATTTCTCTAAACGAGCTGCTGAAATTATCCTTCCTTCCTTTTCAAATACAGGCTCACTGTTCCCGGCCTGTTTATTAGCTACGATTGTAGTCGTAGATTTTGTAATAAAATCCTGAAATATTCCTATCAAGGTCTTCAATATCTTTTCAGGATTTCTAAGCTCGCCTTATCTGTTACAAGATAAGCAAGATTATTCCTAAAATACCCAAATGCTTCGGACATAGCTACTATTTCAAGCCCTCTGGCAAAAGGCTTCGTGATGTCCTTTTCGGTGAGTTTATTTCCGGCGTCTTTTGTTATACTAACTTTAGACAGCAATTCCATCACGGTAGCTGTAAAATCAGCAAAAGATTTTTTAATAAGCTTTTCTGATTCTTTGCCCTCGTCATATAGAGCATTCCAAACTTCTGATTGCAACTGGTCAACAGCTGCACAGGTAGCACGGAATACATATCCCGTATTGAAGTCCTTATCGAGATTTATTTCTTGAAGTTTCTCGATAATAGATTCATTGACACCTTCAACATGGCGTTTGAAGATGACAATTTCCGCATCCGGCACAGCGGGCTTATCCACTATGGCGATACGGTCAACTCTGGTAGCGTGTAACCTATTCTTCGCTTTAGGCATTTTTGCTACCCTCCTCTATAGGCTCTCTCTGGCCTGCTATCCTGACTGAAAATGCTTTATATTCTCCGGACAAAACTTTTTCCCAAACATCCTTATCGTTTATCTTTATAGCTCCGCACCACGTTCCTTTTGTTACTGTCTTGCCGTAATAATCCATTTTATCCCATGCTATAAATGACTCTACGATATTGGCCGGGATAATGGTTTTATGCATTTCATCTATAGTTCTATATTCTACAAGGAAATCGTGGGCTACTTTCTCAATATCTTCTTCATTTATTACATCGCCATCGTGGTCGGCTTTCTCGGGGACAAGGAATACGCCGTAGACTATCTGTTTCTGCTTATCGAGCTTTATTACTTCTATCGGATCAGGAGCTTCCTCTAAACCCATAGTAAAGCCTTCTATAGCTTTCTCCAATACGAATGGTTCACTATTGGGTGTATAGGTTTCAACGTTTCCTAATTCATCGGTTGCTAAGAGTTTTACAAAATTTTCATCTTGGTCTATGGTAACTTCTTGCAATTTCTTTTCTTTTTTGGAATGTTCTTCTACCCACTTCTTAGCAGTTTCCATATCCCAATCTTTGTTCTTAGCAAAGATATAAGTTATGATTTTTTTATCATCAATGCAGTAAAGGGCCTTAATCCCTTCCTTATCTGAAATAACTATTGTGCGGATTTTATGGTCGGTATGTTTACCTGCTTCCCCTGATACTGGAATACGAATGTTTTTATCTGTTTGTTCCGGCATCTTTTCTCCTATGCTTAAAATATCACACGTTATAATATAATGCAAGAATTATTTTACTTTTTATTGGGTTTATATTTATTATGCAAATTTATCCTTCTTTTCTGGATCGTGATTAAAATACCCTGAAAAAGATGGACTGCGCCTTGAAGGTCTCCACCTAAATCAAAATTATCTGTTCGTTCAAGATATGAATTGAACTTCTTCATTACTTTAAGGACTTCGCGGGAAAGCTTATCTTCCTCTTTCGATCTAAACTTCTTTAGTATCTCCGGATAGTCCTTCCAATAAGGTTTAAGATTCTCATTTTTCATTTTACTAATATTTTTATTTCAAGATTTTGCCCATAGCCTGTCTGATACGTTATAGGCATATTTATATTTTTTATTTGATAAATGAGCAATAAGCATCCTAAATAAATAGCAAAAGAGGCCATCGCTATCAAAATAGCAATAGGAATATAAAATTTTACTTTCTGTATCGTTAGCTCATTCACCACTCCACGCCTCCTCAGCTTTGACGGGCTCCCCTATTACCGGAAGCTCATCGCAACGGCAATTACAAACTTCTTCCGGAGGGCCGTCTGGATCCAATGGATGCATAAGCTCCGCATCTCCGACTTGAAACGGCTCATCTATGGGAACTATCTGTCCGTTTGCTTCTGCGTGGCTTTCTCTGGTCTTATCATCCATAGTAGCCAACCATTCTTTTTTCTCTATCCCGTTCTTTTCATAGGACTCGTGCTGGACTATTGAAGAAGCTATTCCGGTTTCAGTCCGGGCTATAGCCATTGCTCTATTCCTATAAGTTTCCTCAAATAAAAATTCTATCTTTTGCTTTACTTCGTAAGGAGAGATTCCTTTCTCCATATAACTTGTATAAAGTATTTTTCTGAAATCATTTAAAGTCCTTTGCGAAATATTCCCAGATATCATTTCTCCGCGTTTCTTTAACTCGTTAAGAAGAGCTTTAGACTTTAAATTGAAGGAAACTTTTATTCCTAATTTTTTAATAGCTGCTTGTCCGCCTAAATTCCCGGCCTTAACGCTATAGATTCCCAAAATCTTAGCCATATTCTCAGGCTCGATATTGGAGTCCCAACCTTTAAGATATTTATTTATTTCATTCTCATCCTTCTTTTTAGCTTTCTCATATTGCTCTGTAGATTTTTGGGCTGAAACTTCAAGAGGTTCCCATTTAGGATTAAGTTTTAGAAATTTTTCTTTATCGTAGATTTCTGGATGCTCTTTAACAGCATAGGAAGCAAGCTTTTCAAATGCATCCTGTCTATCCATAAGCTTAATCGCAGCCCTATATTCTCTCATAAACTCTGAATGTATAGCTTTTGAGGCTGATTGAAATAGCTTCACAAAAGCTACATTATCGCGGAATGTTTTATGAGTTATCTTCCTGCGCGCTTTCAGGGTGTATTTATTTAATCTTTTATCCATTAAGATATTCTTTTTCTGCTTCCCTTGCCTCTTTATGCCCTATTATGGTTATAGATTTATAGTGCCTTACGAGCTTGCCCTTCCTATAGACCTTTTTTCTTTTCTCTTCTGTCTTTACTGGTTGTTTATTGGGTTCCTGCCTATTCGGCTGTAGCCCTTCTTCGTCTACTTCTACATTAGGGTCTATGCCTACAGGAATCAAATTACTATCAACGTAAAATACATCCCCTCCAACGTAAGGATCTAAACCCAATAAGGCCCTGACCTCATTATTCGTCATAGTGCCGTTCCTGATATATGAGTTATGGATTTCAGAATCAGATTTTTTATTAGCTACATTTATGTCATCGAATTCTAAAACCCATTTCGTTATCTGGAATCCTTCTGCGATAATGAGCTGGTTAATAACCCACATCCACTCTTCTTGTCGCGGATTTATAACTGACTCTAAATAAATTGAATCTGTTTCCGGCGCAGCATTCCCACCTAACTGACCTTGCTCAATTATCCCTACGCGATAGGGTGGAACTCGATGGGCCGCGAGTATATCTTGCCTATTATCTTTTTTATAAACCCTGAAACTTGCCTCTTTTGTTTCTACGCTTAATCTTTCAAATTTAATATCCCCGGCTGTAGGAGTAGATAGAATCAATGTCTTGTGGTTGCTTCCTCTGAACTCAGTATCCAAATATTTTTTAATTTCTTCAATAACTGGCTCTGTAAGCGTTCCTTTAGCAATTACTGCATATGCCGGGATTCCATAGTTTGAAAAGAAATCTAAATTATATTCTGTTTCTTTCTGGTCACCAAACATAGCATAAAGGGCGGGTAGCCATTCAGGGACTCCGTATAGGCTCGACATCCACGAATAGACTGATATAGCTATTACTTCATTGGCTTCATCATCCGGATTGCCTAAAGTCTTTACAAAATTTCCGGTCTTTTTATTTAAAATTTCTTCATTCCCAAAAATTTTAAAATAAACAAATTTTTCTCCGACCCTCTGAATCAACCTTTGCTTATCCGGACACCATCTTATCGTTGTAGCATTGATATGATATATGCCGTTTATTTTATTGGTTTTTATATCGCGGGAAATTTCAAGATAAGCGTTTCCGCAGGATTCCCAATCAAAAAATGCTTTCTTTAAAACCGATGTTAATGACTCTTTATTATTGACCTTCTTAAAAAAGGCCATAAGCTCTTTATAATCCTGATCCTCTTCTGCTGATGTTACGATTTCCTCTTCTGTCTCATCGGCTGGTTCTAAGTGAAATCCAATACCTACTGCATCTTGAACTTTAACTCTTACGCAGGATGAATGTATAACGCTTACATTATGCCATTGCATAAGCTTATTCGTATCATACGGAGGGTCAACGACTTGCTCACGCCACTTCTGTTCTTCTTTTCCTCCGAGCTGTTTCGAGGCTGGCTCTTGAATTTTATATTCTTTTAAAATATCTTCTGTTACCAGATTCCCTCTGTCTGTTACTATCGCTACTTGGATGCCGTCTTTATCGCCGATTATTCTGTCTTGTTTTTTCATATCATCTCCTCTTTTAATATACTCTTATCACTCCCATATCTTTTGAGCGTTCAACTATATTATGAACCACTCCGGCCACGCCATCTGCTACATCTTTAGAACCTTTAGGCGGATGGTCTATTTTCTTTCCTTCTATTTCTTCAAGTTTTGAGCATTCAGTTACAAAAACCTGCGATGCTGACGGTTCATCACTATTATCTGACTTAACGCAATAATAATCAAGACGATTTTCATTTATAGATTCTTTAAGGTTACAGTATGGGAGAGTCGTTCTATCAACCGATAAATATTCTACAGTATAACCTTTCGATTGTAGTATCTGTAAACTATCTGAACTCTGGAATCCATCGTAAGTTATCAAACCCTGTTTAATAGGGAAGCCCATTGCTTGAAGCGCATAAATTATTTCTCTTACTTTGGAAATCCTTATCGGAGCATCCGGCGTTCCTTTTATCCTTATCATCAAATCAATATAGACTATAACTGAGCCTTCATCAGTTATGCCTCCATAATGGCCCAGAGCTAATCCGCAAGCATCACCGGAAAGGGCTAAGTCTACGTGGATAGCGTGAAAGGCATTTACATCAATGCATTTAAACCACGGCTTAAACTGGCCTAATGCATCAATAGGATCTTTATCTCTGTTTTTATTTGCCCTTTCAAAAATAATGGAAGGATTTTCAAAAAATGAATTTATAGCTGATGATGGCCGCGCTCCGAAATCTCTGTAAGCTTTTGTTACATTTGCTTTAAACGCCTTATATAAAAACGGTATCATAGGAATGGCATCTATGTCTTTCATATCTTTAGGCTTTGCATCCAGCAATCTTCTCTGGACTCTATCGACATAAAAAAAATCGCCTTTCCAATCCGGATATTTAGATTCCCAAAGAGTTCTCCTTCTACCTAAAACTTTACTTTGCGGGTCTTGAGATTCATTCATCTTGATTTCTAAAAAATCATTTTCATACATCGGAGACCCGGCCGTTATAATCGCGCCTTTATCTTCAAACCTTGAACCTAACCGTCTTTGAAGTGCATTATAAATATCATCTGCTTGATCCGAATTATCTGATTTACGGAATGAACCAGCTTCATCAATAACGCCTACAATGATATTATAGCCTACTGCTGTTCTCCAGTTACCGGAGCCGGGGATAATAAAAGTATTATTTTTAAAACGTAATTCAGAAAGGCAATTAGGGTCGGGCATACGAGCATCATCACGTTCCCACGGCCTCTCATTGAACCACGGGCAATTATCTATCTTCTGTTTTATTTCTGAAAATATAACCTTAACAGCGTTGCGCTCTGAAATAGACATATTCATAATGGCAAGTTTTGAAGTCTTATCTACTCCGAAAAACTTCTGAGGCTCACGCAGGCATAAATCCAAATGCTTAAAATAAGTTACGATACAAGATGTCTTAAAACTTTTTCCTGAACCTATGCCTTCCTCAAAAACTGCCTCTTTGTATCTCCTATTCCACGGGCATCCGATATACTCAAAGAAAGCCACTATGTCATCATAAACTGGCTTCCTAATTACTCCGGATAGATTAAGGTATCTCTGGCCTAAAAGCCAATCCTTAGTATCAACATAAGGCCATCGCCAGACATCAGAGTTTATTCCTCTTGATTCCAACAGCATCCTTATAAATACATCATCATCTTCGCCTAATTTTAAAATTTGGGTTTCTTGTTCTTCGGTTATGATTTTTGGCGGGGGAATCCATTTAGTCTGAGCGACCTCATCAATGTCTATTAGCGGGACAATCTTTATAGTATCAATTAAGTCCGGTTGATTCATCTTCGTTACTTCCGTGTTTTGCTAACGCCTTTATCCTTATGTCATTAGCTAATCTTCCGAATATAGCTTTTTGTGCCTCTATATCTTTTACCTCCAATTTAATTATCTTAATCAGCGATACTATTATTTCTTTTGTTTCTTGTATTTTGACATCAACGTCTATTCCTCCGGACAATATAACCTTAACTGCATCATCTCCGGTA